TAACAACCCCAAAATGTTTAAGTTATTCAATGATTTAGCCTGTTTAGTTCGATTCATTATTAGCACCTTGTCCTAACTCGCCCGCTAATGCGGCGTAGCCAGCCATGTCTATTGCGTTATCAACATAAGATGGATTGTGTTTGTATCGTGCAATCTTTAGCAATGTCATTAGTATTGCTACATCTTGCTTGGTGATGGTGTGGTTTAGATATGCTGACCATAGTCTAGCAATATTACCAAAGTTATCTTCGGCTTGACCATGCGTAGATTGACGATCCTTGGTTATATATTCATTGGCAGTTCTTAATATTTCTGTCTTATCCATGTCCTATCCTATAACATTAATAATTTATACTCATCTTGTCTGCGTGCTTGCAGTCCTTTCAGTATCTTACCACCAGCTTTACAATACTTCAATAACGATTCACCAGCCATTGTTTTATCACCGCGTAACATCGCTTGACGGATCGTTGAACGCTGAAAACATCCCAAACCAAGATTAAAGCTAAAGCTAACGATAGCATCAAATTCAGATTGTTTAAGGCGCACAGTAGATAACATTCTACATACTCCCACTTCGAAACGATTAAGGTCGCGTTTAAGAAGTCCATCTATTTCCTCATTAGTAAATGTTTTATTCCATTCGGGCGGCAATGTCTTGCCATCACCTATAAGATGCCCAACACCAACAGTCCATAAACCAGCCGGGCATTTATATGGTTTGTTTCTTACGCCTTCATGGTGCTTAATTAAAGCTATGCCGCGATCAGATACTTTCAACTATTTCTTTTCCCAAGTTCTTGAACCAAAGTAAAAGCCAATGATAGAACCAACAATTGACATTTCATCAGAACTAAAAATTATATCCATTGATGTGCCAAAGTCTGCGCCAGTATGAACTGCCCACCAAAAACCAGCAACATCTACAAATACTAATAATGCCACAAAAGTAAATGCAATGATTGGTCTTACACAAGCGTTAAGTGTTTTAACCCATTGTGATGATTGTTCTACAAGTTTAGCATCATGTTCATATAATGCTTGGCGTTCTTGAACATAAGTTTCAGCATTTGTTTGTTCTAATTCAATTGCCGCAATCTTTTCTTGACTAGCAAATCCTTGTTGCGCCATTCGCATAGCTTGTTCATTTTGAAGTTGTGCCATTTCGCGTTCATGTTTTTGATCGCCTTTTTGCTGAAAGAATCCAAGAATAGATGGCAAGCCAGCAGTTGCAAAACCTAGAATTGATGATAATAATGAAAACATAATTAATTTCCTATTGGGTTAGTAGTTGCTTTTTGTAAAGCTTTCATACGATCATTTAAGCCTTCAAGTTGTGCTTTAACCTCTGATCTAACGCTAGTTAATGAAGCTTCAACTTCCCTTTGTGATCCTTTAGCCAATGCGGCAGTTTCGCGTGCAGTTGCAATAGCGTCTGATGCCTTTTCATTAATCTTTATATTTGAATCTTGTATTGATAATAATCTTTCTTGTTGGGCTTTTAATTGTATTTCTAAAGCCTGAATCTTTGATGGATCATAATTATCTATGATTTCATTGATTGAATTGAATTTGGTTATAGCGTAATAAACCGGCGTTGCGACTAATGCTATAAGCGTTGAACCTATCATAAATATCTGTTTCAATGATAAGCCCCATAAAAATTCCTTGTTGAAGTCCATATTCGTTTTCCTGTGCCAAATTGTAAGAATCAGCCATTGGTGGCTGGGTTATATTTAAATTGGAATTGGTTAGCATTCCAATACTTAAAACTAATCCCAATCCCGGAATAATTTCTTGGGTTTTGGGGCTATCTTGTGTTTTAGTATCGGTATTATTACTAGATGTTGTGGTTTCTGTTTTAACTTCAGGTGTCAAGTTCTGTATAGGCGCACTTTGTGTCGCAGTTACAGAATCGGTTACTGTTGTTTGAACAGGCGTGATAACACTCACCGGACTTACAGGGCTGACAGGACTTTCCACATTGGATGGATTTGTCTTCGTCATCGTGCAAGTATCTGACATTATCGACCAAGATGTCCAAGTTGGCGAACCATACGGATCGGAACATATTGAAGTTCTTGATTCTGTTATTAAGCCTTCGTATCCACTCTGACATGATAAAGTCCTTGTTTCTGTTGTCGATACACAAGTTGGTGGGTTTTGCGTGCAATTATTGGATGTTGTAGTCCAATTTGACCATGTTCCACTTGTGCAATAATAATATCTTACCTGATTTGTCAATCCTGATTGATGAATTGGGCAAGATAAACTTCTTGTTTCAGTAACATCTATGCAAGCTGGTGGTGTATAACAATACCATTCACTATTCCATGAACAAGTATGCCAACCGGCAGTCCAATTATCAGCGTAACTATTGCTTGTCAGCAACAGGAACAGGAAGCTTAAAATCCGAACCATATAAATTATAAAACTTTTCAGGATGTTTTTTAAACCAAGCGCGTCTAGCCGCATCACCTAACGCACCACCAAAAGGGCAAGGACTTCCAGCCATTTCCATTGCATCCCATGTAGCATTATCTTGGCACATTAAACTTACTGCACTTACTTTTAATCCTAATGATGATAGTGTTTCAGCCTTAACAACTCTTACACAATTTTCATCTTCAACTGTAAATCCACCGCTTACTGATATAACGCCAGTATTTGCACCGCCTGATACGCCAGTTTTACAAATCTTTGGATTCATAGTCGATATTGAAGGTGCAATAGCACTTGGCACGCTTCCTTTATTTTTAACTTCCATTGTTGTATCAGCACCAATAGCCACATGAGTATAAAAAGCCAATAACAATAATATAATTCTATTCATTTAAAATTCCTTTAGATCAAGTCCAATATAAACATCACATACGCGTTTTGCTAGTTTTTTAAATCTATCTTCATGTTGATCAAAATCTTTATAGCCATTATGGTAAAGATAAACATGGCAACATTCGTGAAGCATGGTTACAAATATTTTATCCCATGTATCGCACATCTTATCTATTTCGATACGCATAGGTTCTGTATGAAAATAACCCATAACTTCATTTGTATCTATAACTGCAAATTGTATCTTGTGTGGTTGTGGCATTCCGCGCATTTCATTGAATGGCGGTAATGATGCACAAGCTTTATATAGCTTGCGTAAATTTTGCTTTGTCAATAATTTGCTTGCCATAATCGTTATCTGTATAAGTAATGATGCCGTTAGGTGAATAATACAAATAGTTTCCTTTGTTTTCTTCTTGCGTCTTTAAACTATGACATGGCGCACATAAGCTTTGGAATAGATTATTCCTAAATTTATCGTTATCTTGTCGATGTGGGAACACATGGTCTATATGAATTGCCTGAACCACGCGACCATTAATTAAACATGAAGCACATAATGGCTTTTTGCTTAACTGGATTTGTCTTTGTTTTTTCCAAAAGGCAGTAGAATAAAGTTTGTCATTAGCTTTACCCTTTTCTGTTATTCCACCGCCATGTTCAGCACAAAATGTTGAACGACTTGTTTTTGGATTTTTACAACCTAATTCCCGACACTTTTCATTAAGTGGGGCGTAAGGCATTTAATCTAAAAATGTAAGCTTATAAACAGTTGAATCAAGTAATGACATAAGATTATCAACTGAATTTTGAATAGATGTGTAATCACCTACAACTGCACGATTTTTAACTAGAAAATCACGAACTGCCATAACTTCTTGAAGCGCATCCATGTTAGGTGCTTCATAAGTTGCTGGATATTCCACAATCTTTTGATAAGCGCCTTGCCATTCTTCAATAATTGAATCTACAAGATCAGGCAATTGTTCATAATACTTTTGAAGGGCTTTGTGTTCTGAATATGATTTGGTCTGTAAATGCAAAATATGACCATTGGTTGCCGCATGAAATAGCTTTAAAAAGAATTCGCCAATAGTAACGCTTGGCAATACTATTTCAGCTTCTTTAATTGAAAATACTTTTTTCATAATTTCACCTATACATTAGATAAACGGATATTGCAATAACGGCAATATTTGAAGCAATAAAGATTAGTAATTCTATCATATTTTACCTTTTATAAGATTTAAAGTTGCTGATAATAATTCAACTTCAGTTCCAAATTTTCTTTCAAATTCTTTTTGTCCGGCGTGTAATGCTATCCCATAACCGCCATGCTGATGATGATTTGGGCATAATGGAATTGCTAATGACCAATGGCTTTTTTGACCTATGCCAGCACCATGCCTAATATGATGAATATGTGGCGGGCTATAACCCCAACCTTCACGCCTACAAACTATGCATCCTAATTGGGATAATTTGTCGTAATGTTGTTTTTCATCTTTATTCATTGATAAGCGCCGATTGTGGAACGAAATAAGCTGGTCTATTAGTTCCTTGCATATCTTTCCAATATTCTTGCTTTTTAGCATCTTTACCCAATATCCATCCACGAATTACATATTTACCATTTAAGCCAGTTACTAACCAAAACTTACGATCATCAGGATCGGCGGGATGAACAATTAAATGACTATTATCACGCCAAGCAGTTCTAACATCTTCATCGCCAACATCAGGACTACGAATAATGCCCATACCTTTCCAATAGATATTTTTATATTTAGCTAAAGCACATTCGCCTAATGCACCTTCAATGCCTATTTGCCATGTATCTTTGTCTTGTGCACCATAATTATGTTTATAGCCATTTTGAATTGATACGGCTGATCGCATTACACCTACCATTGCCGCTTGCATAATTTCAGAAGGTGTCAGTTGTATTATCTTGTCCATCATCACTCCATCCTAGTTCCGTAAAATAATTAATAATAGATTCCGTGTAATTACGCATTTCATCTACCGATAGTTCCGTGGTGGATTTAATGTATTCGACTTGCTTATCTGCTATGGTTTTTTGTTCCCGTAAAAACATATAACCACATAATTGGTGTATTTCTATTGTTTGATAACCAGTATAAGAACTAATGCTTTTATAAAGATGCCCCCATAAATATCGGTTTTGCTGAATTGTTCTTGATGTTTCAGCGCTAACCTTTTCTTTGATTGTAATTACCGGATGTTTGCCGGCTTGAAGTAGGATTTCCAAATAAGTCTTTAGGTTCGGATAATTCGCGTTCGATAATTGCCATTGCTTCATTTTTAAGTTCCTGTGCGTTGTCGTGTATTTTAATCATCTTTGTTCCATCCCATAAGACATATCTATTTGCGCCATCCGCAAGAACATATCTTGAAATGTATAAATTATTGCGTTCAATGCAAAAATTACTAATCTTTGACCATTTATTTTGCATGAATAGCTTCCTGTGCAATTTTTAAAGATATAGCTGGATAGTTTTTAGGATTAGCAATAATACGATGCGCCCATGCACGCATATCTTTTAACTTCTTTTCTTCTTGTGGCATCTTTTCTTGAATCAATGCCAGCATCTTATCTGCCTGTGCCTTATTCTGTGCATTGTTTAATTTAGGGGCTTGTAACTGAACAAATTCGATTGGCTTTTCCCGGCATAACTGAAGTATGTCAAAAACTGTAGGCATAAACTTATTGTTATCTACCCACTTATCAAAAGCTTTTGTAACTATATTAAATTCAAACTTTTCAAACTTATGAAACCAAACCCTTAAAGTATCTATATCCATATTGGGTTTTTGATAAAGACTTGTTACTGTATCCATCATTTGCTTAAAAG